CGGAAGCCTTGCGCAGTTGGCGGGAGCGATGGTCGGGGCTCGACACCCTGACTTTATACCCGACTAGACCAGCTGGGATCCAGGCCCGGTCGTTGATAAAAAGCATGGCCTTCAAATTCCCCACGAAGGCGGAAAACTCCCCGGGAGCTTCTCAGGGCTCCGGGGTTCCTGTCGCCGCCACAAACGACAGACCCGAGACTGAGCAGTCGACGATGGAGGGACCGTCGACGCAAGAACAACCCCCCCCCCGCCCAAGAGCCCCGTCAGGGCCTATTTCGAAAGAGTTCGCTCAGCGCCTGACAGGTGGCGACAAGCTCTCTGGGACCCTCTTGCTTTTGCAGAGGTTCCTGGCGCAGCACCAGGTGACGGACCTCCCGACTCGTTTGGAGGATCTCTTCCCCTTGGACTGGCGTGTTGGGAACACGCGAGTCCCCATCGATTCAACTGTGGACGGGGTGAACCCGATGAACAGGGTAGTGCCCGTGGTGCAGGCCTTTGACAAGGATGGCAATGAGGTGAAGTGGGTAGATCAAGGGAGGGATCTATCATCAGTCGTGAGACTAACCGCCGATTGGCAGCCCCCGGTCCTAATTGTAGCGGGGCTGTTGTCGGCGATAAGGCGCCGGAAGACGGAGAAGGAGCAGGTTCTGGAGATTGCCCAGCAATCGCCCCAGGCCCTGGAGAAGCTCAAGGAGGCGGGTAAAGAGTTGAAGCTCCACTTCCAGAGGTTGTTGGATCCCGTGGCGAAGCGCCGATCGCCCGAGTTCAACCGTGTCGCCCAGCGGTATAAGGGCGAATTGCGCGCTTTGATAGATGAGCAGCAGCGCGTGATTCTCCAGGCACGCCAGGCTACCAGGCGCGTCAACCAGCTGCTCGGGGAGAGGGACGAGGCTTTGTCTCGCCTCGACCCCGGTTATGTCGCGAAGAGGAAATCCGCTGCGGCCGCGCTGGCTCAGTACGGGATTGACCTCGGTGGTGAGGATTTCGCGGCCCTCGAGGACACCGTTTCTCGTGAGGCCCTGGAGGATTTGGATTTCTAGTTTCTGCCGCTTCGTTGTACGGCGGGGCGGAGTTGGATACGAGTGACGAGTCTGTGATACTGGACTGGATTACCGAGAATCCGACTACCGTTTCGGAGGCGGCAGGGAAAGGCGTTAAGGAGTGGAAGTTCTTTTTGGAGCCGTGTTCTTGGGCTCGGGACATCCCCAATGTTCGTTGTTTGGGTTTTTCTGGAGCGGTCAGGTATAGGTACGTCCAACCCCAGACCGCTAATTCTGATTATTTCTTGCGTTTTTTAGATGAGCGCGCTACCGAGTTGACAGGGTTAGCCGCACCATCTCTTGACATTGTTAACTCTGAGTTTGTTCCCCCCAGCTTTGAGGATTTGTACGCACACATCGAGGGTTTCGGCGCACGGAATCTGGACATCCGCACGGTCTCTACGGTCACCTATGCAGGGCTCTTTCGGGAGTTGGCAGACCTTGAGGGGTGGGGTAACCAGATTTCTGGGTGGCTTGATCCGCGGTTGTTGGCTAAGGTTACTGTACCGTCCAAAACGAGCCCGGGGATTCGATGGAAACGCTTAGGTTACAAGACTAAGAAGGCGGCGCTCATGCCTGCGGTAATTGAGGCGTCCAGGACGATTGAGAGGATGGTTGAAACGGGGGAGTGTTATACAGTTCCGCCCTGTGGCGTCGCTGGTCGGGGAAAAAGGATGGATATCAACCGGAGCACTGGTGATGGAGCGAAGAAGGAGGGGAGACTGATAGTTATGCCTGACCTCGTCAGGCACCTGATCGGCACTTTGGCCGCCGGCCCCTACATGGCGGCCCATAAGTCGATTGACAAGTCGGGAGGGGGCGTCATGCTGGGCATGGGACCCTTTTCCGAGGCTTATCAGGATCTGTCTAAATGGTGCGAGGGTGCATCGAGCTTTGTCTTTATTGACTTTAAAGGGTTCGACTCTCGCATTCCAAAGGAGCTCCTTCGTCGCTGCATGGGGCACATTTCCACGAGGTTCGAGGCCGGTCGCGGCACTAGGGCTTATTGGGAATCGGAGTACAACCAGCTGGTGGAGACGGAGATAGCCATGCCCGACGGAGTGGTGTACAAGAAGGATGGAGGCGTCGCCTCCGGTGATCCTTGGACATCGCTCGCCGACAGCTATGCGAATTGGGTTATTTTGAAGAGGGCCACGAACAGGCTCGGGTTGAAGGTCAAGATCTGGACATTTGGTGATGATTCCGTCATCGCTATTTATGACCAGCTACCCGGCTACAAGTGCCTGCCGGCGATCAAGCAGGCGTCTTGGGACGAATTCGGAATGGTCGTATCTGAAGAGAAGAGTTACGAGAGCGAGCATCTCGTTGGGATCGACTCCGATCCTGATGAGAAGGTTGAGGGCTCTTTCCTGTCTCTCTACTTCACTGCGACGCCATCCGGGATTCGCCCAACGCGGCCCCTTCAGGATCTGTATGAGATGTTCCTTGTTCCAGAGCGCAATAGGAAGGATTTGCAGTGGGAGATCGTGAGAACTAGCATGGCTTATTTGACGTTTTACTACAACGAAAATGCCAGGTACGTGATCGACGAATACTGGGATTGGCTGCACGAACGGTACAACGTGCCTCAGCTGACCGGCTCCCACAGGGATCTCTCCCTGTTGCGCGAAATGGATATACCATGGTCCTCTTTCCGTTGGGAATGGCTCAATCGACTCCCTCGTCCAGGGGAGGTCGAGCTCATGTACAAATATGGACACGTTGGGTTTTACCCGCCAGTTCTCTGGGGTGCGGTGTATTCTCGGTACGATGACGACGCGTGTGGCAACGTGTTATCCCGAGCGCCGCATGAAATTCCCCCAGGGGATCCTGGCGGGGGGTATGGGTAGCCGCTCACCTTGGGCTACATCCGGGTTAATTGTAATGTAGGCGCTGCGACGTCGGGAC